TCACGCTTCGCCGTCGCGCCGCTCTTGCTTCTCCTTCTCCTTCGCCGTCTCCTTCGCCTTCTGCTTCTTCTCCTCCTCCGCTTTGTACTTCTGCATGGACACGACCCACTCCTCCTGGGTCAACTCGGGGCCGATCGGAATATCGGTCACGTCCGCGTACGGCTCCGCGCCGGGCTTAGGGGCCGAGACGAACTTGCCGAGCGCGTCGTAGAACTGGGGTGGGTTGACCTGGCCCCAATCGGCCAGCGCCTTCGGGCCGCCCAGGAGCGCGAAGGCGATCAGGAAGGCCTCGCGAATCGGGTCGGCCGCGTCAAGGTAGTCCTGGTCTGTCGCTGGGGCGAGTTCGGCGGTGGTGGGTTCTTGGCTCATGTTGAGCGCCTCTGTTGATGGTTAATGGTTGATGGTGCGCGGTCGCGCTCGCCGCGGGCACAGGCCCCGGCGTGTCGGCAAGACGTTTCAGACTTAAGACCCCGGCGTCCGGCTGGGGAGCATTGCCCACAGGAAAGGATGGCCAGCGAAGAAGGATGGTAGAAGGAGGCGGTGGAGGTGGTGGTTGCGGTGGTGGTAGCCGACCATCCTTGCCTGTGGGCGAATATCGTCAGGAGCCGGATTGTTGGCCGTCCGGGTCCACGAGCAGCAGTGCGGCGGTGTCGATGGATACGAAACGGACGGTCCCTCGCGCATCGACCCACGCGCAGCGTGCGTAAGGACGCGGTACGTCATAGTCGACCCCCGCGGCGGTCATGGTCGGGCCGCCGGACTTGATCCGCACCAGATCGCCTGATTCCAACCTTGGAGCCTTGCTACTGATGGCCATCAGAGCACGCTCGCCCTTTCAAGCGCCGTCGACGGGTGCGCCTGGATGAGGGTCGTTGAGGGAAGGAGTGATGCGCGTCGCGCGCGCGAGTGGGCTACGCTGTCCGAACGGGTCGATCGGCTGACGTCTGGCTGTCGATGGTTGAACATGCGGGCTCTCGGCGGTTTCGATGAGCAGAGGATACCGCGACCTGAGGGCGCGCAGGGATCGGCTGAGCGCGCTCTAACCAACCGACATCACAAGGCATCATGATCACGCCGATCGCCGGACCGGCGATCCAGCTCGCACTGATCGAGATATGCCGATCGAAAGTCGCCAAGTCCCGATCCTGCGTACTCCGCGCTCGGCGGCCAACAGCCTAGGTAGTCCACCGGCTCTGCAGCCACTCGCGCTTCAAGAGCCCCGAGATAATGGCGTCATCGTTGCCGAAGCCGCGCCGCACCACGCCTTCGCGTTTGAAGCCGAAGTGGTCGAGGAAGGCTCGGGCGGCTTTGGCTTTCTTGGGCGTGATGGCGGTGAGGCGTTGGCAGGCGAGCTGGTCGAAGGGATAGCTCAGGATTTGGCGGATCAGGTTGCGGGTGAGCCAGCGCGGGGTCTCGCTGGCGAAGCTCACCTCGATGTTGCGGAACCGCGGCTGGTAGTTATGGAAGACGACGCCGCCGAGGGCGCGGCCGTCCTCGGCGACGACGCCGATCGCGGAGGAGGGCCCGAAGTCGGCGGCGCCGGCCATCTGCGGGATGCGCGCCGCGACCCAGGCGGCGACGGCGGCGGGCTGGTCGAGCACCAATCTCACAGCTGGCCACCGATTTGGAAGAGGACGTCGAAGCCGATGAGTTGGCAGGGGACGTCGTACGGGAGGCCAGGGGAAGTGGCGAGGAGGTCGCTCCTGTCGACCGCGACCACGTCGGTGAGGCCGGAATCCACGGCGACGGCGCTCACCGAGGGGTCGTCGCGCAGCGCCACCTGCATGCGCGCGGCGCCGACGTAGCCGATGCCGGTGACACTCGTCCAATCGTAGCGGATCTCTGGCGTGGTCGAGCCCACGTCGACCACGGTCGGGACGGCGGTGGGCTCGCTCTCCTGATAGTCGACGTCCATCTCCAGCGCTGGCTGCACCAGCGCCGACGTGTTGAGCAGGGGACGGAGCATCGTGAACCGTTTGGTCTGCGGCGCGCCGAAGGCCGAGAAGGCGGACTTCACGTCGGCGGTGATGGTCTGGCCGTCGTCGCTCGCGCCCACGTCCCACTGGTAGACCCCATTCGTCGACCCGAAGAAGATCCGACCGTTCGCCGTCTCCCAGCAGAAGGCGTCGATGCCGAGGAACCGGCACCAGGCGCCGGTCGAGAGGTTTGACGCATACTGCATCGAGGTTCCGAGCGTGGTGACGGGGATGTTGAAGATGCCCAATGAGCCGCCGTCGGCGTTGGGATCGCTGGAGGCCGTGTCGCCCGCATAGAGGATGCCCTGCCAGCCGTAGTTGCCGGCGTAGGCGCGCACGGCCTGGGCGAAGGCGTCCTTGATCATCGAGGTCAGGGCGACGGTGTTGTCCTGGCTGCGGTCGAGCTTGAGCGCCTGGCTGAGCGGGATGATGCCGTCCGAAGTGATCAGGATCAGGTCCGCGCCATACTTGACCAGCGCTTTCGGCCCCAGCGGTGGGCCGAAGTCGTAGACACCGGTCAGCGCCCAGTCGCTCGCGTTCGACGGGTCGATGCCGGAGTAGAGGGCGATCTGGCCCTGGTCGGTCATGAAGACGGCGTACTCGTCGGCGGTGACGCCGAACTGCCACGACCAGGTCGCCACGCCGATCAGCCGCCCGCCCTTGGCGAACACCGAGCCGAGGTCGAGGAGCTGCATCGCGCCCCCGACCGCGCCGGCGGCGGGAAACCAGACGTGCAGGGTATTGGCCTCGGTGAACAGCAGCCGCCCCTGGTGCGGGGTGACTGCGAACAGGTTAGCCGGATTGAGCGTGATCGATCCGGACGAGCCGGTGATCGCCGGCAGGGGCGTCCAGGCCCCGGCGTTGTAGCCGATCGGCGTGTCGGTCCCGTTCACCGCGATCAGCCACACGCCGGCGGCGTTGGCGTAGGCGGTGTAGTTCCAGCGATTGCTGGCGAAGCCGGAATAGACCGGAGACGCAAGCGCCCCGCCCGGCGTCGTCACATTGTAGAGCTTGCCGGCGGAGGCGGCGAACAGCACGTCGCCGCCCGGTCCGCCGCGGAACGCCATCAGCGACTCGACCGGCCCGGGCGTGCCGGTCTGTTGCGGGACGAAGCCGCGGCGGATCTCGACGAAGCCAGCGCGCGGGATCCAGTTGTCGAGGATGACGGCGTTCTGCAGCGGCATGGCCGCGAGCGGGCTCTGCGCGTCCCAGCCGCCTATCGGCGCCGGGATCTGCCGCGCGACCACCGTCTGGCTCCGCTGCGGGTTGGGCTTCTGCGCGCGCCGTACCATCAGCGATTTCGCCTGCCGAGCGACGCAGCCCACCCAAAGTCGTCATCCCGCGCCTTAGAGGAGCGGAATGCGGGGGACCCATGAACACGATGACCAGCAGGGTGTTCATGGGTGGCCCGGACAAGCCGGGCCATGACGAAAAAGGAGGTGGACGGGCCGATCACGGTCACACACCAAACGAGCCGTCGGGGAGGTTTGTGCGGTTTAGGTCGACCGGTTGGGGGGCGAGGGAGAGCATGGAGGAGCCGCCGTCGCGGGCGATTGCCTGCTCGATGGCGAGCTCGTAGGTCGCGAAGTCTTCGGCATAGTCGAGCCCCTTGGACTTCAGGAACCGCCAGCGGATGCCCAGCTGGATCAACGCCTCGTCGAGGAAGGCGGTGTCGGTGTCGGCGAGGTAGGCCCGCTGCGGCGTCCCGCCGGCGCTCTGGGCCCAGTTCACCGAGACATACTCATAGTAGATCGCCTGCCCGATCGGCGGCGCGGGCGCGAGCAGGAACTGGCCCGTCCGTTCACGGAATGCCAGATAGACGGTCGAATAGACCGGCCGCGTCATGATCCACTGCCACTCGCGCGGCGATATGGGGCCGGTGAGCGGCCGGCGCGTCGTGCGGTTGAAGAAGCTGTTCGGGATGAAGCGGTCGAAGTCGGCCGCGATCGGGCTCGCCGTCTGCGCGTTGGCGTTCACCGTGACGAAGCTGGCCTCTTCGGTCAGCGCCTGCCAGGCGTGGCGGCGGGCAAGGGTCATCCCCTCCTCGTTGGCGATCGCCATCAGCTGGATCACCTGCCGGTCGGTCGAGGTCGCGACCGCGGCAGGCGTCGAGAGCGAGAGCAGGCCGGTGACCGCCTGGACGACGCTGAGCAGGCTCACCGGCGGCGCCCCGCTCTCGGCAGCTCGGCTTCCGCTTCGCTGGCGACCAGGATGGCCGCGCCGGGCGCCGCGTCGGTCTCGACGTCGGCCCGGGCGAGCGCGTCGGGGAAGGCGGCCTTGTCGGCGTCAGTCGCCGGCCTCGGCCCCTCGCGGGTCGAGGCGTCGAGCTGGCGCGCGAACATCAGCGCGCCGCCGTCGCGCCAGAAGCGCGGGCCGCGCAGAGAGATCCGGCGTTCAAGCGTGGGCATGGGCGTTCTCCTTGGCGATGGCGAGCCTGGCGTGGGCGTCGGCGAGATCGCGGGTCAGCCGCGCGTTCTCGTCCTTGAGGTTGAGGTTCTCGGAGACCAGCCGCTCCAGCGGCCCGGTCCCGTCACGCGAGACCTCGAGGAACTTGCGCGCCGCTTCGCGCAAGCCGCGCGCACCCATGCCGAGGTTGCCGAGCTGCGTATCGTTCACCTGGGCCAGGTGCTCGACGGTGCGGATGTTGAAGTAGGCGAGCTCCTCGACGCGTGCCCGGGTGAGGCTGGAGTTCGGCCAGTCCGCTAGCGGCGTCCCCTCGAGTGGCGGCTCCTTCCCGGCGCGGAAGGCCTCGTACTGCTTCGGCCAGCGGGCCTTGTGCTCCTCGTTCACCGGTTCGACGGCCATGGAGCGGCGATCGCCGGGGATCAGGATTTCGACGTACTCGCGGTCCTCGTACATCGGCCGCCCGGCCGCCTTCGACCGGTAAGCCAGGTGCACCGCCTCGGTCTTGAAGCGGGGAATCGCCGGGGCGCGCGGCGCGCCCGGGTCACGGAGGTCTGTCTCGCTCATGATGTTCTCTGTACGAATTGGCGTTACGAAAACAGATCCGTCATCCCCCGCTCGAGCGGCGTAGTCGCGGAATGCGGGGGACCCATGAACACTGGGTTAGACGGTGATCATGGGTGGCCCGACCAAGTCGGGCCATGACGAAGCTATATTGGCCGTGACGTTTCCTCAGTTCTGGGTGCTCAGGGTTGGCCAGGCGAGGTTGGCGATCACCATGTTGGTCACGGTGAAGATCGTCCCAGCCGCGGTCGCCGTCGCGGTCTGCAAGGTCGAATAGGACCCGGCCGCGTTCGTGCCGATCGTCACCCGCCAGCCGGAGCCCTGCCGGTCGATCGCCGCGATGATGGCGTTGGCCGGCAGGTTGGCGCCGGCGATCACCTGGCCAACCTGCAGGTCGGCGATCGCGCCGTTCACGTTTCCGGAGACGACGCCAGTGATGTAGGGCGAGCCGCTGGTGGTGTTTCCCGTGAAGGTGATGCCGGACGACGCCTGATAGGCGGAGGTCGGCCCGATCGACTTGGTGCCGGCGGTGTGGCCGGTGTTGGAGACGAACTTCAACTGACCACCGGTGGCGGTCGTCTCGCCCTGGCCGTTGGCGACCGAACCGGCCGCGGCCTGCATGGCGACGTTGCCGGCGCGGGCGAACCAGCCGTAGTAGGTCCCCGCCGCCAGCTGCGGCGCCCAGACGCTGAGGACCACCGCGTTGGCGTTCAAGACCGAGTTGGCGGTGGTCAGAAGCGTGGCGGCGTAGTTCTCGTCGAACTGGTAGGCCTGGCCGGGCAGGATGTCGGTCACGGCGGCCAGGACGAGCTTGCCGTAGACGAACTCCGTCCCGCTGTCGCCGTTCACCACCATCCCCAGCTTGTAGCTCGGGAATGGAATGCCGTTGTCGGTGACACCGGCGGCCGGCGCCGGCCCATAGAGCACACAGGGGTTGGCGCCTGGGTCGGACCACACGCCCGAGCCGGTGTCGACGCCCTTGCCGAAGTCGCCCTGCCAGGAGAGGCCGCAGATCAGCCCGTCCAGGTGGGCGCTTTCATCGAACAGTTTCAGTCTCTTCATTGCCTTCGCGCTCCCTAGGCGATCAGCACGCCCTGCAGCTGGGCGTTGGCCAGGGTGAGGTTCCCCGCCCAGACGATCAGCCGCACCGAGGCGTCTTGGTTGATGGAGGTGACCGTCTCCAGCGGGACCATGTTCCGCTTCGAGCTGGGTCGGTACTTGATGTAGTCCGTGTTCAGAAAATACATGTGGTTAGCGGGGCAGGCAGCGCCGATCGCGCCGTCGGCGACCACGTCGGCGCCCATGTACTTCAGCCGCTGGAAGCCGGCCTCGCCGTCATCCTCCGACGTGATCCGCTGGATCGCCTGCAGGCTCGACCAGTAGAACTGGAAGTAGGCATTGTCGGCGATGATCAGGTCGGTGACGTCGTTCTGGCGTTTGGTGGCGAGCCAGAGCTGGTTCATGTAGCTCTGGATGTTCGCGGCGGAGACCGGCGCCCCCCCGTTGTTGACGCCGGAGAACGACTGATTGCGCCAGAACGGCCATTGCGATCGGTCGATGCCGCCGACCACGCCCGAGGTGGGCGCATCGGCGACCAGCAGCTGCAGGCCGCCGACCTGCAGGCCGCCATCGGCCGTGCCGTTCGAGTAGAGGTCGAATGACAGGTTGTTGGCCATGGTCTTCTCGGCGTTCGAGATCCGGCTCTCCAGCAGGTCGATGACCTGCTCGTCGCCGGTGTTCTGCACGTCGATCTCCAGGCCGTTCCAGGTGACGGCGACGGCCACCTGCTTCCAGTCGAACTCGGCGGCGGTGAACACGTCTGAGGGCTGAATGTTCAGCACCTGGTAGCCGGCATAGCGCTGGTAGGTGCCGTTCTGGGCGTACTCGAGCTCCTGCACGATCGTGCGGCCGCCGGAGACGGGCTTGATCGAACCGGTCTTCTTCATCCGCGAGAGGAGCGCGTTGTTGTTGGTGACGTTGTCAGCCAGCTGGCCGCTTCGGTTGCGGAGCGTGGTGGTGACGATCTCGTTCAGGTTGGGCGATGCCATACCCTTGTTTTCCTTTGATGAGTCAGGAGGCGTCGCTAAACGCGCGGGTCAGCTCGTCCCTGAGTGTTGGTGCGGGGCCAGCGTTCGCCGGGGATGACCCCGGTTGCGGCGAGCCGGTGATGGAGCCCGAGGCGTATCGGGCGGCGTTGGCCTTAGTCCGCCGGGCCTGTTCGGCCTCGGCGCGCCGCTGGTCCTCCCGCTCGTTGATGAGGAGGGTGCGGGTCTCGGGGTTGGCCCAGACCGCCTTGTCGTAGGCGTCTTTCAGCGTCGAGGCGCGGCCGGAGCGGAGCAGCGCCGACATGTCGTCGGCGACGTCGTCGAGGTAGAGGTTCGACGGGTCGGCCCGGAAGGCGGCGACCTCCGCGTCGTACTTGGCGGCCTCGCCCTGCCGCGCGGCGCTCTGCTGGGCAGCGAGCGCGCCCTCGAGCGCGGTCACCTGTTGCGCCAGCCGCTGGACGGCCGGGTGCATGGGCGGCTGGGCCGCTTGCTCCGGGCCGCCGGGCGCAAGCCGCGACAGGTCGACGCCGTACTGCCGGGCCAAGTACCCGAGGCCCGTCATCGGGTCGCGCTCGAGCAGGTCCTGCGCCGCGAACAACGCCTCGATCGCGCGCGCGTCGTCCCAGCCCATCAGCCGCAGACGGTCGCGGCGCGGGGCAAGGACCGCATCGAGGCGGTTCAGACGCTCTCCCTTCTGGTCCCACTGGGCCTTGCCCGTCTCGATGTCCTTCTCCCGCTTCAGCACCTCCTGCTGGATGACGGGATCGAGCGTGGCGAAGCGGGACTTAGCTGTGGCGCTCCACGATGCGGGCGGCCGGATGGTCTCTCTTGGAGGTTCCTGGCCACCCGCTGGGGGCGGTGGTTCCGATGGTTCGTGGACAGACTGTTCGGTCTGAGCAAAGCGGCCGCGCTCGTCACGCGCCGGGCCGGCGCTGCGCTCGGCCGCCGCCGGGTCGTCGGCCGGGGCGCCGGGCGCGTCACCCGCGGGGGCGACGGCTTCGAATGCATTGGCCAGGGTCTCGTGCAGCGAGGGCTCGGCCTCGACGACAGGGGGTTGGTCTTCGCTCATCGCGAACGCAGTTCCTCAATTGCGCGCCTAAGGTCGGCGCCGATGTTGGGGGGTATGAGAGCCTCGGTCGTGCGCGGCCGGCCGAAGCCAGCGCGATCGTCGCCGACGATCTCGCAGCCGGCGCGGCGAACGCTCGCGTGGTAGCGGCTCCTGGAGTCGTACATCTTGCCGTCGGCCATGGAGCGGATCGGCGCCATGCCGTCGGCGCGCACGGCGGGCGCGGCCAGCGGCGAGCGCCTGCTCTCCGCGTCAGCGATGCAGGCGATCGGCCACGCTTCCTCGACGCGGTGGAAGTCGCCACAGGCCTTGCAGAGTCGGCGGCGCGACATCAGCGCACCCTCCGGCAGCCGAGGAAGCCGTAGGCGGCATTGGTGCTGGTGGCGAAGACCGAATAGGCGACGAGAAAGACGGTCGTCGTCGACGCGACGTTCTCGCGCACCTCGCCGACGGGAAGCGCCTGGTCCCCAATCGTCGAGCCGTTTTCGCTGAACGTGGGTCCTCCGATGCCCGCCTCCGCCCCTCCCCCCGGGCCAGTCGGAAACGTCGCGGACGTGGTGGAAATCGCGCCCGAGAGATCGGTCGACGTGGTGGTGGTGGCCATGTGGAACATCACGTCCCCACGGCAGTCCCAATCTCCGGCCGTAAGCGACACCGACGTCACGTTTGCGGTGCCGCCAGAGGCAAGGGAGACGGCCGAGCTGCTGGCGACGTTCGTCGAGATGTACTCGCCGATGCTGCCGGCATTGGCGCTGTCGGCCGCGGTCGTACCCTTGATGCCGTTGGTCGTCGACGGCGTGATCAGGCCGCTCGCCCCGAGCGTCGTGAAGCTGCCGGCGGCGGGCGTCGCGCCGCCGATGGCCGGGGGAGTCGCGGCGTTCGCGGTAGCGAAAGTCCCGAACGCGGTTCCGTTCGTCTTGGTGCAGGTGAGCGCCAATGCGCCGGAGGTCGCGCAGTCCCCGGACAGGTTGCCGTTGACGATCGAGCTCGCGCCCGAGAACGCCGCGAGCTCGCCGTTGGCCGGCGAGCCGGTGGTGGTGACGGTTCCGGTCGAGGCGGCGAACGGGCCCTGGGTGGCGCCATTGATCTGGCAATAGAGGCCGACGCTGGTGGTCCAGCAGTCGCCGTTCGCCGGAGCGCTGGGCGCCGCGCCCTGGGGAATGTTGAGCGGTGCACCGGACCCCGTGCTCGCAAACAGCGTCACCTTGCCGCCGAACGCGCTGGTGGCCGTAAAGGTCTGCGCGCCGCTCCAGGTGTTCGCGCCGTTCAGGAACGGCAGGGCCGCGCCGGAGACGCCGGTGTTCTGCGTCGCCGCCGTGCCGAGCGCCAGGTTGTTCCGCGCCGAGCTCGGCGAGTTGAGGTCGGCCAGGTTGTTGCCGACCTGCAGGAACGTTCCGCCCAACGCCGACTGCATGAGCGAGGTCACTACCGACCACTGCATCGACTTCATCGGCCCGCCGGCCGGATAGATCAGCATCAGGTCGGTCGGGTTGGCGCCGGTCGCCTGGGTCAGCTCGTCTGGCGTCAGGTTGGCCGCGCCCGACGGGCCCGCGCTCAGCGACAGGGCCATCGCGACGGCGGTCGCGCGGAGGGAGCGGTTCATGGCGTTGGCGTCTCCATGGGCGCCTGGTTGTTGATGTCGTGGATCAGGCTGCGCTGGCTGGCTTCCAGCAGCGCCTGCTGGAGGCCGGCGCTCAGCTGGTCGGCGTTCATCGACAGGCTTGCCGAGCGGTCGGCGTCCGTGCGCTGATTTTCGGCGGCGATCTGCGCCAGGCCGATCTGGGCGTCGCTCTGCGCCTTGAACGACTCGGTTTGCGCGCGGTGCTGCTGGGCCTGCGCACGCGCGACATTGGCCTGGGCGTTGGTGGTGGCGGCCTGAGCCTTGAGCTGTTCGGCCTGCCCGTCCGGCCCCTTCTGCGGCGGCGCGGGTGGCTGAGCCGCGGCGCGCGCCTGCAGCTGATCGAGCGCCTGGTCGATCACGTCCTCCATCTCGCGGCCGACGCGGAAGCCGCGCACGAGGAACTTCAGCCCCTCGACCACGACGGGCAGCATCTCGGGCGCAAGCTGTACGACGGTCAGCGTCTTCTCGAGGTAGAGGCCGACGGCCTGCACGAACTCGACGCGCCGCGCCTTCTCGTCCTGGTCGTTCGGCTCGATCGTCGAGTCCGTTTCGATCTCGATACGAAAGGCTCTTGCCGCGTTGTCGCGCAGCACGGCCTCGATCTCGGCCCACGTCGGGTCGCCGAGCATGCGGGCCAGATCGGGATCAAGCTGGAACGGCGGCCGGCCGGGCGCCTGCGCCGCGGCGGCCTGCATCTGGGTCTGGGCGATCAGCGCCTGCTTGGCCGCCGGCGAGGGCAGGAGCTGAACGCCGGTCATGCTAGCGAGCGTGTCGGTGGCGAACTTCTGCGCGACGACCTCGCCCATGATGCGCAGCAGGTCGCGGGCAAAGCGCGACAGCTCCCGCTGTTTGTCGCGCACCCGTGACGAGCCCCACGTCGCCTTGATCTGCTGCGCCGAGGCCGTCTCGTCGGGGTCGGTGTCGCCGCGCATGATGTCGGCGATGCCGGTGATCTGGAACACGTCGTCCAGCATCTGCTGGCGCGTCTCGATGCAGCTCTTGAGTACGCCGGCGACCATGTCGACCGGGAACCACTGCACCACCCCGGCCATGCCGCCCTTGTCAGCCAGCCCCGCCCAGCTGTCGATCGGCGCCAGCGTGTTGGTGTCGGCGGCCAGAAGGTCGGTGAGCGTCTTGTTTTCGGTCCCGGCATAGAAGCCGCGCACCTTCAGCGCATCGGTCAAGAGGCCGATGCGGCGTGTCAGCTCGTCGATCTCGTGCGCCTGGCTTTCGTAGTAGACGTAGTCCGGCGTCGGGATGATCGAATCCGGCCCGCAGCTGGCCAGCAGCGGCCGTGGGCAAGGAAAGAAGTCCTTCAGCCCCAGCGGATCGTCACGGGTGTCAAGACAGTCGTCCGTGTACGCCTTGCAGATCCAGAACACCTGGCGGCTGACCTTGTCCCAGATCTCGTAGACGCAGGCCTTGGCGAACTGGACGTCCTTGTCGCCCTCGTCACTCTCGCCGTCGGCTTTCCAGTCCAGCGGGCAGGCGTTGCCTATATCCTCGCCGAACCGGTCGACCAGCTCGTCGCGGGTCATGAAACAGCGCCGCCAGACGAAGCGCACCTCGCTCCAGGTGCGGGCCGGGTTGGTCCCGAAGTCTTCCCAGTGCACGTGGTCGCAGACCGCCTCTTCCCAGATCACCTCGTCGTACTGGGCCGTGTCGTCGGTGACTTCGCCGTCGGGCGAGGCCGCAGGCTCGGCGTCGAGCGTGCGGATGTGCGGCACATAGCGCACCCACGCCTGGCCGCGGCCGACCAGCAGGTACTCGTCGCGCAAGGCGGTCATGATGTCGGCGAAGTCGGTCGCATCGAGGCTGAAGTTCAGTGCCCGTTCGACGACCTCCGCGGCCGTGCGCCCGACCGGGTCGGCGTCCCGCCAGCGTCGCGAAACGACCGCCGTGGGGGTGCGTGCATAGATGGCCGGCGCCAGGGTCTGGATGTTGGCCCAGAGCAGGGCGAAGCGGCGCTTACGTACGTCGTTGGCTCCGGTCCGGTCGTCGACATAGCGGCGCACGATCCGCCGCCCGCGCTCGATCCAGGGCCGTTGCTGCTTCTCGGAGAGCTCGAGCTCGCTGACCCAGCGCGAAACGACGGCCGACGGGTCGTCGCCGAAGTCCTCAGGGGTGTCGACCTGTGCCGCCGGTTCCAT